CATGAGACCTACTTTAAAAACATCACATGCGTAATTACCTGTAAATGCCATATTAAGTTACCTGTACCCTAACTTGCCCAGATCTGTATGAATCTTGTCGTTCTAAACCATCGCCAAGACGTTTTAATTGAGCCAATGCTTCTGTGTATTTTTGACTATACAGAACCATCATGTCGTTTTCACCTTTCATGTAAGTGTACGCTTCTACCAATGATCCGTAAAGCAAAACAGTATCAAAATTATCACCTAACCATGAAGTTCCTGTTGGATTATTAACCGAGCTAACTGCTACTGTAAAGCCCGATCCGCTAGATCCAATTGTTGCTGTAATGCTATCGCCAACCGTATATCCTGAGCCGCCGTATGAAACTGTTGCAGAAGTTACGATACCGCTTGCTACTGTTACATTGATAAGCGCTCCCTCTCCAGAACCGCCAGTAGTGCTTAAATTGGTATAAGTACCATCAACATAGCCAGATCCTGGAACAATAGTACCCAAAGAGCCTATAGGACGCTGGACAATAGATACTGGATAGTAGTAATAATGCAGTTCCATTGCATAATTTACGTCTGGAGTCGGCCCAAGAATAAACGCTAACTCATTGTTATTAGCATATCTAGAGCCAAATAACGCATAATATTTCGGTGTTCCTAGACTATTTGGTGCTGGGTATGCCTGTCTAATAAAGCTTACATCTTTATCCAAAAGGTACTCATATGTGCCTAAAGTAGGGTCAATGACCGCCAAAGAAAAAGATGACAAGAAATCATCTGGACAAGCTAGGTAAGGACTATTAGGACTTACTGTTCCAGTCACATTTTTTCGTAAAGATGGGATTTGAACTGTATTAAAAATACGTAATTCAGCTTGCTCAATAAAACGATTAATCTGCTGTGCGGACGATACAGTAGACCCATCGGCGAGATAGGTCAGCGGAAACTGGTTTTCCGTGTAGTCTTGAACTGCAGAAACAAGCTGATAATAATTCATTAACCCATTTTCCCACTGGTTTTACGACCTTTAGTAGCAGCGCCATAACCGCGCATCTCACCAACACCATAAGGGTTAGTATTTTTATTAGCGCTATCGCCAATGCTGACTGTACGTGCTGGTTGAGTAACTCTAGTCTCAACACCACTCATTGTGTTTGGATTAGTTTTGTACTCAATATCAGCGCTTTTTGGGTTTGTCATTGGCTGCTTGTAGATATTGATATCATTGCCACCGCCAGTAGGATATTGAAATCCAGTGTATACGCTAGCATTTTTAGCTTCTTTAGCGTGACCCAATGGATAATCTTCAGCGGGTGTAGTTTTAAATGTTTTATTAGACATGATTAACGTCCTCTGCTTCCAGATTTTTGATGCGCAGCACGAGCTAAGTTGCGACCAAGAGCCTTCATTGATTTGCTTGAAACGCCTAACGATTTTTTACCGCCAGCTTCAATACCAATACTTGGGCCTGAATCGCCTAAGTTTTTACCTTTTGTTTTGCCTGATTGGGTTATACCATCGGCAGCTTTACGAAATGTCATTTTTAACTCCTAAGTTGTTGCAACTGTTACTGTTCCAATTTGAACGCCTAAAAACAAATTGTTGGGTGTTAGAGAAGCATCAAAAGAACTGGATCCACCTACAGGATTCCAACCCCACTGAAACACCCTACTACCACCACTTGGTACTCCAAATGCATCTTGCGAAGTACTATTTGTATTAGTAATTTGCAATCCGCTATTTCCAGAAACTAAGTAGCTTATATCAGGTCTAGGTTCACGTACTGCCTGTGGATCATCTACTGGATACATCCCCAACATTAATTGAGGCTGATCTGGATCCCAGCATTCTGGACAAACCTTGACATTATATAACTTTGTTTTTAACGTCTGTTTCTTTAATTCTACAAGCTTATACCTCTGACCACAACGATCACATTCGGCAATGGAGTGTTTAGCTGAAGCATACTTACTTGACATGTTTATCTATAGTAATTCATGTTTCTTGGGACAAAACGACTTGGGGCTTTCTCACGATCCTCCGAAGAAGCTAAATCCCATTGTTGCTCATAATCTGCTTTTAACATCATTATCCGGTTAGGATCTACATCCGCTAGCTTTTGACCTAGATAGTAAGCCAATCCAGCCACCATGACGGGGATAAAACGGAAAGGGATATCTGTGGTACTAATACCAGTGCCAGCGTCCTGTATACGGCGCATACGCCAGTATACGAAGGTATATTGGTCTCCAGGTGAATTAGGTGTAGGCCATACATTAATAGACGGAAGCATAGGAACCGATATAGCGGCTCCTATTAAATGTGATGTAGCCGTTGTACCATTTTGACCACGGAATACGTTTATAAGGGTATTCCCGCTAGTATTGGCGTAGTAGATGACCTCATTATCGACCTGAATATACCCGGTTGAGGCTAGTTGATCAATATTTACCACTGTAATTGTAGTGTCTGTAGAGCTAATAGCAGCCCCTAAAACCGCTGTAGTAGGGTTGGTATTGCCCGATTGACGGTTAATCCATACCTGAATTGGACGACCTTGGGTCAGTTTATTAGGTAAGGTAGAATAAGTGGACTCAGAAATACGACTAATATTAATGTCAATTTGAGTACTTTGTACGCCATTATTGGTTCTAATTACCTGATCTAAAATGTCAATTGTATCTGATGGTATAGGATAAACACCCTGCCCAGTAACTAAAGGGATAGAACACTGTTCTATAGTCCATAGATTGATACCTCTATTAGCCCATTCTATGGTTAACAAGTTAACGCTACGGCGCGCAGTACGAAAGTCATAACCAGTACGCAACTCTTTTCCACAGCGCTCAAATGCCTCCTCAATGAGGTCATTCATGTCCAAGTTAAAAGCTGTCATGCCAGTAGTTGTCATTATTTTCTTTTCACTGTTTTAGCAGATTTAATAAAGTCTGCTTTACTAGGCGCACCTTTAGATCCAGGCTTACGCATTTTCTCACCAGAGCCAGCCTTGATTCGTTTTTGTTTAGCATGGATGTTGTCATATAAACCAACTTTTCCACCTTCTGCGTACTCAGTAAAGTCTGTACTGTCTCTACGGGCTTTCTTAACGCCTTTTCCCATTTTAGACGGCATTACAGCTCCCATTCCGCGAGAAGATCTCATGCTTTTGTTTTTCCACGAATAGCGCAACCATCTGCACGTTTAGAGGCAGAAGATACTGATCCACCCTTTTTCATGCCAGTTACATTGCCCATAGTGTCTACAGCAGGAATATTCTGTTCGGTAGTTCCAAACATTTTGTAGTCACGCTCTTTTTCAGCACGAATACCACGTTCTTTATTACCCTTGTAATAAGCTTCCCGCTTTTCTTTTTCAGTGCCAGTTTCTGTATATGGCATGATTTAGCACCATTTACCTTTAGTCTTGCCTTTGGAAGCAATACCATCAGCACGAGCAGAAGCTGTACCACCTTTAGCCATTTTCTTAGTAGCCTTGCCACCAGCGCACATACCGCCTTTAGCCATCTTAGCGCCACCCATAATGCCTTTAGTTGGGCCTGAATCACCAAGGTTTGTGCCTTTAGTGTGAGCGCGCTTTTGAACGGCAGACTCGCCAAATTTAGTTAATTTGTTTGAACCAGCTTCTACATCCTTGCTCATAGAGCTAGGATTAGGAGTTTTATCGTATTTCATAGCCATACCACCTTTTTTAAGTTTAGTTAAGTCAGTCTTTTTGTTTTCATGCAATTGTTTGTCATGCATGTTAAAAGCTTTTTTGATTAATACTTTGTCTTCTTTAATGTCATCGTGTTTCATAGCGCCACCTTCTTTAAACTTTTTACCTTTGTCTGCTTTTGCAAAATCTCTTCCAACAGACTGGGGAACTCCTGCTTTTTTAGCAAATTCTGGGCTATGTGCAATAGCCTCCATAAAATTATGCTGTTTTTTACTCGTCGATGGCATTATCTTTTCCTAACCAACCTTGAACGGTTTTGCTTTCATAGATACGAAGTCCTGACCATACAATACTTAAAAGGGCTGCTATAGCGGGTAAAAAGTTCACAAGCGTCCCTAGCACGGTTAATAACGACAGAGCATCAACAACGTGTTTTGTAGGCTCACTTACATGGTCAAAAAAATCGCTCATACTAACACTTCCACGCCCGAAGGCTTTTGTTAATTCTACTATCTGGATCTTTTGCTGTCTTGGTAGATGTGAGTTTGCTTTTCATACCTTCCATTCTTGCACAGAAAGACTTCTTGCGACTGCCACCCTCTGGTTGCGGTGGCTTCAAATTCATACCCTGAGCCTTTGCCGAAGCACGACCTTTCGCATTCAGGCCACCATTCGGATTTTTGCCTTCCTTGCGTGTCCATGCGGGAGTCTTTGCCATTATGCGGCATCTTTCTTGGATTCTATTGAGGTCATTAATGGATATAGATAATCTTCACCAAATGCACCAGCAAACTCTTCCATACCCATATGACCTAATTTGATAGTAGGATCAATCCAAACTTCAAATCCTAGTTCTCTAGCGCGGTCACAAAACAAGAAGTCTTCACCAATATATGTACCATCTTTTAATGCAAAGTCAAAGAAAGCGGTAATTTCATCGCCTACTTTTTTCTCATCATGGTAACGCCATTCTGGATGGGCTTCATATAGTTGCTCAAATACTTCACGGCGGATAATCATAAATGCTGTAGCTACGCGCTTGGCTCTAACCAAACCCATATGATTCATGAATATGTTTTCATCTTCATCAGCATCTAATGTAGAGATATATGTCTTACCTTTTTTACGGGCTACTGGAATACCAGCAACAATACCCTTTTTAGGATCACTATTCCATGCCATTAAACGAAAAATATCTTCAGCTTCAAAGTTAATATCCGAATCAATAAACATAAGATCAGTGCAATCTGAATCTAAAAAGTCTTTAGCAATCAAGTTGCGAACCCGAGAAACAACAGAACACCCAGAAATATTACAGATCTGGATGTCAACCCCATGCTGCATAGCACGAGTACAAAAAGAAGCCAGCGATATGGCCAGCTTTGCAGTTACTTTAAAGTCGTAAGTTGGAAGACCTAACATAATCTTCCGCCCTACTAAATTATATGATCCCTGCGCTTGCGTCGTTTCTGACATTTTTTATCCGTAAGTAATAGATATAGCTGATAATGTAGTTCCAACAGCATATATACCATTTAGACAAAGAATTCCTTCGCCTGGAAGCAATACTTGAAAAGGCTGTACAGCAGTTGAAAACTTAAATTGATACAAAATAGCGCCAGTAGTATCTGTGCCATCATAAAGTGTAAAAGTTCCACCTGTACCATTACCAATAAAAACAATAGACTTTAATCTAATTCTGCCAGTATATAGTTGTGCGGGTAAAGTACCAGCATAAGCTGACTTCACATCATATTGCATTGTCATAATTAATCTCCTAAAGATGTAATGGGGGCACTAGGCCCCCGCAAGATTAATTTTGGAATGTAGTTGGATGCTGGCTGCCATCAGAATTACGAACAGCGTAGGTAACAATAATAGTCGCTGCACCTGTAGTCAATGATGTACCAGTCAATGTGTAGTTAATCAGCACATCAGTAGAGCCAACGTTTAACCAACCGCCAGGAGTAGTTGCGTTTGCGCCCAAAGCTACAGAACCAACAGAAGTAATAGTGCCAGTAGTTGTAAATGCTGTACCACCAATATCTAAAACTGCAGTAGCTGCAGAACTAAATACAGTTGTAGTAACAACTGTAACGTCGACGATTTGTGAACCAGCTGGAACAGCGATTGGGCTGCCAGTCAATGTACCAAATACAACAGGGAATGATTGAGAAACAACTGTGCAACCTGTATTAACTAAAGTTGTGCCAGTAGTGCCAGAAGTATAACGATTTGTACCCAATAACCAAGGGCCTAAGTGTGTAGCGAATCCCATGAGGATCTCCTATATACAAGTTAAGCCTATTAATCGGTATATCGTCTGCTGGGGCAGTCTAATAGGCTGGTATCACCCAGATAACCAAAGTATACATCTTTTTTAGATAATGCAACAGTTTTATAAAGAAAAACCCCCGCTTTTTGGGCGGGGTCTTCCTACTACAAA